TTAGACAAACTTAAAATCATGCCTAGCCAAGCAAAAGCAATGACTAAAGGTGGCTCAGAAGAAGACTTATTACACTATAATAAAATGAAATCAAAATCAACAAACGAAAGCATACAATCAAAAGATAGCATGTTAACAGAAATTAAAAAGTTATCAGGTTTAAAATAAAATTCCTCGAGATGGGAAGGGTAGAACCCGCTTCGGCGGGTTTTATTTTGGCTAAAAATATTTAAAAATATCTCTTGTAGGATAAATAATTATAGCGTACTATATATTAGTGCGTTAGGCATATTAAAGACCAACTTAAATATAAAGGAAAACATTATGGCAACATCATTAGCAGAAATCAGAGCAAAACTTCAAGCACAAGAAAACCGCGGTCAAAGTGGTGGACAATCACAAGGCGATAACGCTATCTACGCTCACTGGAACATTCCAGAAGGCACTTCAGCAAGAGTACGTTTTTTACCAGACGCAGATCCAAAGAATACATTCTTTTGGGCTGAACGTTTAATGATCAATTTAACCTTTGCGGGTGTAAAAGGTCAACCAGATTCAAAACCAGTAACAGTACAAGTACCTTGCGTGGAAATGTATGGCGAACAATGTCCTGTGTTAGCAGAAGTGCGCACATGGTTCAAAGACCCTAGCTTAGAAGAAATGGGTCGTAAATATTGGAAAAAGAAATCATACTTGTTCCAAGGGTTTGTACATGAAAACCCAATCGCAGATGACCAAACACCAGCAAATCCGATTCGCAGATTTATCATCAGCCCACAAATCTTTAACCTAGTTAAAGCAGCCTTGCTTGATCCAGAGTTAGAAAACTTACCAACTGATTACCAAGGTGGTCTGGACTTTACTATTAGCAAAACATCAAAAGGTGGATATGCTGATTATAGTACTAGCAAATGGTCACGTAAAGAAAGTGCGCTAACAGCGGATGAAGCAGAAGCTATTGAGAAGAATGGTCTGTATAACCTAGCTGATTTCTTACCTAAGAAACCAAGTGATGTTGAATTGAAAGTTATCAAAGAAATGTTTGAAGCATCAGTAGATGGTCAAGCATATGATACAGATCGTTGGGGTGCTTACTATCGCCCACGTGGTGTTAGTGCGCCGGCAGGTACTGCGCAAGCGGCTCCTGTAGCTCAAACTGCTACACCTGTAGCACAACCAGCAACACCAGCACCAGCAGTGGTAGCAGAAGATCCTCCATTCGAAGCAGATGAGGTAGAAGTTAGTGCTCCAACAGCACCAATTGCTACCCCAGCAGCCGGTGGTAAGAATGCTCAAGACATTCTTGCTATGATTCGCAGTCGCCAAAAGACATCTGAGTAATTAGATGTTATCTAGGTTAGATGAAATAATCTATCCAACCCGTTGTGAAGTTATTGAGTTAGCTTCACAACGGTATTTCTATCCTATCTACAAAAATGGTAGTTCAAGCATCAATGAATATGCCAAACAAAATAAATGTAAGATTTTATTAAATCAACAATTGTCTAAGTTGGATATAATTGATGTGGTGCTAAGAAATCCTACTGAGCGTACAATATCCGGTATACAGACCTTTGTATATAATACTAAACGAGATAATCCTAATTTAGATTTAACTACTATTAGATGGTTTGCTAACTCTTATCAATTTTTAAACAGGCATTATGCTCCACAATTGAGTTGGTTAATTAATTTAAATAGATATACTAATGCTAAATTAAGATTTTATGATATGTCTGAAATATCAAACATTACAGGAAAAAATTTATCTGTATTTAAAGATAACTCATCAGTTGATTTAAATGTAGATTATGAAATGTTTATAAGATTAGATAATTTGCTTATAAATCTAATAGGTAAGGAGTTAACATTCAATGAAGTTTTATCTTATCTTAAACAACAAGATAAAATAGCTTTTCAAAAATTACAATGTATTGCCCTAGACTAGATCATTTTGTTAGACTCAATCCTAACGGTACCATTAGCCGTTGTGGTCATATGACTAGAAATCCGCAGTTTTATTCGCTAGAGGAAATGGATGCTAGTGGATGGTTAACTGGAATTAAAGATAGCATGGAACAAGGTATTTGGCCTGTAGAGTGCGAACGTTGTATGAAAACTGAACTAGAAAACGGCACAAGTATTCGTACTAATGCAATTAAATTTCATAGATTACAAAAACAAAAAGATTACCTATCAGTGGGCGGCGTGTTAGATAATATATGCAACAGCGCATGTCTGACTTGTAACGAAGACCACAGTACCTTAATTGGCGGCCTTAAAAGTAAAAACTACACCATAGTTGACAATTCTAATGCTTTTTGGTCGTTACCATTGGATCGCGTGGTACACTTAGATATTAATGGTGGTGAACCTAGCCATAGTAAAAACTATAAACATATCTTGGCTAACTTGCCTCTAAATATTCGTAGCGTAAGACTTAATACAAACTGTAGTACAGTATTAGAAGAATTATGGCCGTTATGCGAACGAGGAGTACATGTTACTGTTACTGTAAGTTTAGATGGTATAGGCCCAGTACATGATTTTGTGCGGTATCCGGTTAAATGGGATAAATTTTATGCTAACCTACAACGTTATATGAGTATGCCTGTAAAACTAAACACATGGACTACTGTTAGTGCGTTAAATATTGATGATTTGCCTAATATACTTGAATTTGTAAAAGAACATAAGCTAGAAAATAGTTATGCTTATCTTAAAGAGCCGATTGAGTTAGCAGTAGAAAATAAAGATACCCCAGAATCACTAGCATACATACAACAACAAAAGCAATTACGAGGAATAGAATGAAAGTAGCTATTACAGGCGGGACAGCGGGAATTGGACTAGCATTAGCTAAACTGTTTGAAGCTGACGGGCACGAAGTTGTAGCATTAAGTCGACGCAACGGTTATAACATTCGTAGTCTACCTAAAGTAGCAGGCGTAATCGAATGTTGTGACTTGTTTATTAACAATGCTCAAGTTGGTTTTGCTCAGACTGAATTATTATTTGAAATGTGGCGACGTTGGGAAGGGCAGCAAAAAACAATAGTAAATATTAGTACTCAAATGACTGATATAATAGTTCCACTTAAACGAGAGTGGGATGAATATATTATTCAAAAGAAAGCATTGGAACTAGCAGAAGAGTTATTAACTGAGCGCAATGTATGGCCTAGACAAATTATGGTTAGACCAGGAAATGTTGCTACACAATTAGGACAAGAGCCACCGCAGTACCAGAATGTAGATACGTATGCTCAAGAGGTATATCAATGGATTCAACAAAACATTTAACAACTTTTTGTCCTGCTAAATGGGATGAATTGCTTGTTAATCCAACAAATGGATTTGTCTACGCATGTTGTAAAGGTGTCCCTGTAAAATTTATTAATAAAGAACAAATTTCTATAGTATTAGATGATCAAAAAAATAAATTATTAAACGGTTATCAAGATCCTAGTTGCAATTATTGCTGGAATTTAGAAAATCAAGGAATTACTAGTAAACGTCACCGATATTTGGAGAAGTTTACGGGTCAACTATCTGATTATCAAAAAAATCCAAAAGCTAAACAAATTGAAATTAGTTTAGGCAACGAATGTAATTTCCAATGTATATACTGTAATCCAAAATTTAGTAGTCAGTGGGAAACTGATGTTAGGAATAAGCCATATAGAATATTTTCTGATAAAGACTTCTATAATATAGATGAAAAAAATGATAAAGATTTTGATAGTATTGTTGAGTGGGTTAATCAATATAACCAACTTGAGACATTAGCAGTGCTTGGTGGCGAACCGTTAAGACATAAAGATTTCTTTAAATTGGTAGAGAATGTATCTAGTAAGAATCTTATGTTAACTACGAATTTATCATGCCCTACATTCGAACCTATAGATCGATTATTAAACCTAGCATTACGATACGATAATATACATATAGGAGTTAGTTTAGATTGTACAGGAAAGTTAGCAGAATTTGTTCGATTTGGTATGAATTATAACAAAATGTTGGATAATATTAGTCATTTATTAAAGAATAAACCTAATAATGTTACTGTAAAAATTTTATCATTAATGAACAGTATTACTGTACTTGATATTGATCAATTTAGTTTGTTGATGTTAAGTATTAAAGAAAAGTATTCAGACCTCGAGTGGACATTTGAATATTGCCGCGATCCAAATATTTTAACATTTAATACATTAATAGATAGCAAAAAGAATAACATAATTGAAAAATTTAAAAAACTACAAGAACATAGTTGGATATCTGGTATCGACTCGGTCATAGGGGCCATTGAAGTTTCTAAATTTAATAAAACAATGTATGCTCAAATGCGAGAATTTTTAAAAGAATTCTCAGATCGAAAAAACATAAATTTGCCAATTGATTTATAGGTTCACTAATGAATTCAAAAGAATATTTAACTAATAAGAGCTTTTGTCCTATCCCTTGGACTGGATTCATGTATAATTCTAACGGCGATGTTATGAATTGTATCCGCAGTCAAACAGCCATTGGCAATCTTAAAGACTCTCCGCTGACTAGTATATTAGAATCTAATACACAAACTAAAGAGAATATGCTAGCACGAAAAGGCGGCATAGGATGTTATGGGTGTTACAGCTTAGAGTTTGATAAAAAAAGTTTTGATATTATCAGCGATCGGGTGTTTTATCTCAAAGAGTTAAAAGAGGTTAACAAAGATCTCTACGACAATGTCAATAATTTTGATCTACATCAGATTGACATCCGATGGAGTAATGTGTGTAATTTTGGGTGTATATATTGCGGGCCTGAATATTCTAGCAAATGGGCTGCTGAACTTGATGTAGTTAGTATCAAACCTAGTGATGAGCGTGTTGCTGAATTAAAAGAATATATCTTTAATAACGCACATCAATTAAAACACGTTTACATGGCAGGCGGCGAACCCTTGCTAATGAAAGAAAATTTAGAATTATTGGCATTGCTTAAACAGGTTAATCTTAATGTAAATCTACGTATTAATACAAACTTAAGTAAAGTAGATACTAGGGTATTTGAAGCAATATGTGAATTCCCTAACGTACATTGGACAATCAGTATTGATGAACTCGAACATGAATTTGAATATGTTCGCTATGGTAGTTGTTGGCAGGATTTCTTAGATAATCTCGATATTATTAAAGAGTTAAATCATAAAATATCATTTAATATGTTACATCATCTATTGAATTATATGTCAATATTTGAGTGTATTAGATACTTACAAAAATTAGGATTTCATAATAATAGTTTTGTAGTTGGACCAATTACCAGTCCCAATTATTTAAATATTAGACATCTTCCGAGCCATATGCTATACACAGTAGAACAAGAATTAGAAAACTGGATTAGCCAAAAACCTGGATATCTACTTGAAAATAGTCTAAGAAATATGTTACAATACATAAAAACACCAATGGTAAAAAATATTGATTATTGTTTAGAAGAAATTGCTAAAATAGACCGCAGACGTGGACTAGACAGTAAACAAGTGTTTAAAGAATTTTATAGTTTAATAGAAGAGGGCAAATAATCATGGCAAAACCATACGACATTAGTAAATTTAGAAAATCAATTACAAAAGCTATCCCGGGAATGGGCATTGGCTTTAACGATCCTACAGATTGGATCTCAACAGGCAACTACACACTAAACTACCTATTAAGTGGAGACTTTAACAAAGGTATTCCAATGGGCAAAGTAACAGTGTTTGCTGGTGAATCAGGAGCAGGTAAAAGTTTTATCTGTTCAGGTAACATTGTGCGTCACGCACAAGAGCAAGGCATTTATGTAATCTTAATTGATACAGAAAATGCGCTTGATGAGGCTTGGTTACATGCGTTAGGAGTAGACACTTCAGAGGAAAAATTGCTAAAACTGAATATGGCTATGATTGACGATGTAGCCAAGGTTATCAGTGACTTTGTTAAAGAGTATCGCACATTAGAAGAAGAAGATCGTCCTAAGGTCTTGTTTGTCTTAGATAGTTTAGGTATGATGTTGACGCCAACAGATGTTAATCAGTTTGAATCGGGTGAAATGAAAGGTGATATGGGTCGTAAACCTAAAGCACTAACAGCACTTGTTCGTAACTGTGTAAACATGTTTGGCACACTTAACATTGGTTTAGTAGCAACTAATCATACTTACGCAAGTCAAGATATGTTTGACCCAGATGATAAAATTTCAGGTGGTCAAGGCTTTATCTACGCTTCAAGTATTGTTGTAGCTATGCGTAAACTTAAACTTAAAACAGATGCTGATGGCAATAAGACTACAACAGTTAACGGTATCCGGGCTGCTTGTAAGATTATGAAGACCAGATATGCTAAACCGTTTGAGTCGGTGCAAGTAGAGATTCCATATGAAACTGGTATGAGTCCTTACAGTGGTATGGTAGACATGATCGAAGCTAAAAACCTACTTAAAAAAGAAGGTAATAGTTTAGTGTTTTCATTTGCTGACGGTACTAGTATTAAGAAATTCCGCAAAGCATGGGAAAAGAATGAAGACGGATGCTTGGATCGAGTAATGAAAGAAGTATCAGGCAATTCTGCACTGCTAAGTACAGAATCAACACAAATTGATGAGGAGAGTGAAAATGAATAAATTTTTAGAAGATAACGCATTAGGCTTACCAGAAACAACATTAATGAACATTAAACCGGACGAAATCGTAATCATCCGCACAGATAGTTCATATACTATGCCGTTAGCGGAAGAACTTGGTCGTCAAGTTAAATATTTGTTACCGAATAACAAGGTAATGATTATCCCCAATAACGTTGAAATTTTAGTATTGCCAGCACAGGCAGAAGTTATTTCTGTTGGAGTAAGAGAAAAATGAGCATTGAAATCGATGTAGTAGGAGAAGTTTGGTTAACTTGTAAAGAGTATATCAATCCGAAAGATCGTCAAGCTGCCGCTGATCATTTGATCAGCGTGGTAGCTGATCATAACATTTTAGAGCGCGATCTTATTGCTGTGGGTGGTTCTGATAGCTATCTTAAACGTGCTGTAGAAGAATACCTAGGCGAAGCAGTTGAGGAACCAGACTACGACGACGAAGAAGACGAAGATTATTAATGTGGTATAACAAAGTAGTAGCTAATTTAGGTAATATTCCGGACTTCATAAGCTATTATGAAAATGAACTAGCACAGGCTAAACGAGAAGTAGGAACCCATGGCAATATTGAAAAGAATCTAGCCAATTTGCCAGGCATTACTGAACATCGCTTTAATCAATTACAAGAGATTGAAGCTGTGCTTAACTACCTTAACATACAACTACGTAAGATACGTCAAAGTCACTATAAAAAATATCTAGAAGCCTACGCACGTGCGCTGACTAGTCGCGATGCTGAAAAATACGCAGAAGCAGAAGATGATGTTATCGACATGGAAACTATCATCAACGAAGTAGCTCTATTGCGTAACAAATGGCTAGGTATCATGAAAGGTCTAGAAAGCAAAAACTTTATGTTAGGTCATATCACACGCCTACGTACAGCAGGTATGGAGGATTCGTCAATTGGCTAGACATAGTTTAAGCATATTAGAAACCATACAGCAATATGATACTTTCTTAGAAAGTCTAAAGCATGTGACTATCATGGGTTGCGGCACAGGCGAAGATGCTGTTTGGTGGGCTACACTAGAAGACTATGATGATCCTCCTCAACCATACAACTTCAATTGCTTTGCTGTTGACATTGACGGTAGCAAATTAGCACAAGTTCCCACATTGCCAAATCTACACAAAGTCAATGAAGACTTTGATCGAGAATATATACTACCTGTTAGCATTGATCTAATGTGGGCCTATGATTGTCTACAATATAGTACTAATCCGCTAGTAGCATTACGTCATTGGAGTAACGCAATGACAGTAAATGGTATGTTATTATTAACAGTTCCTCAGCATAATGGCGTAGAATATGATCGATATTATAGCAGAAGTTATAATAATTGTTACTATAATTTCACCCCAGTAAACTTAATCTACATGTTGGCAGTCAACGGATTTGACTGCCGTGATGCTTATTTGCTAAAGAAATTCAATGATCCATGGATTCAAATGGCTGTGTATAAAAGTGATGTTGCTCCAATGGACCCTAAAACTACCAGTTGGTTTGACCTGATAGATAAAAACCTATTACATCCAAGTATTGTTAGCAGTCTAAACAGTAATGGCTATTTAAAACAAGAAGAAATAGTAATGCCGTGGTTAGATAAAGAACTATATTTTGTTGAGTGGGTAAGCCAAAAAAGTACGTTACCGGGTATGCCAGAAACTCCAGAAATTGCTGGAGTATTCAACGAAACGGTTGAATCAACAGAACATGTTATTCAACAACCAAAGGCTGTGGTCAAAGAAACTCCGGTATTGAAGCCTATTAAAATTAAAAATACTGCGCCAGTAAAGAAGAGTTATAAAAATGGTTAATCGTGTTGTGTTAATAACAGGGGGATTTGATCCCTTACATAGTGGTCATATTAGTTATTTCAAAGCCGCAAGGGCATTAGGTGACATGCTAGTAGTTGGAATTAACAGCGATGCTTGGTTGACTCGTAAAAAAGGTCGTGCGTTCATGCCCAGTGCAGAGCGTATCAATATCATCGAAAATCTTAAGATGGTAAGTCATTGTATATTGTTTAATGATGATGACGGAAGTAGCCGCGAAGCTATTCGAAACGTCAAAGCTATGTACCCTAATAGCCAAATTATATTTGCCAACGGTGGTGATCGCACAGCAGAAAATATTCCAGAAATGACAGAAGCCGATGTTGAATTTGTATTTGGAGTAGGTGGCGAAAACAAAATGAATTCAAGTAGTTGGATTCTTGAAGAATGGAAAGCTCCCAAGACAGAACGTCCGTGGGGCTATTATCGTGTACTACAAGATGTAGCGGGTACCAAAGTTAAAGAACTTACTATAGAGCCCGGTAAGACATTGACAATGCAACGGCACTATAATCGTGCTGAACATTGGCATGTTAGTTACGGTATGTGCCAGGTAGAACTAGATGATCGCACCTTTACCCTACAGCATCATGACCACTATCATGTTGAACCAGAACAGTGGCACAGACTACACAATCCATTCGCTCAACCTTGTAAAATAGTTGAAATACAGTACGGAGACTATTGTGGTGAGGATGATATAGAACGTAAAGATAAATAATATACTATGAGAGCAAACGATTTTATAAAAGAAGACAGAGCCATTACCAGAGGTAAACTTATTGGTCCGGGCAAAGAACATGAAGATAGAGTAGGTAAATTTGTTGAGCTGATTCAAGCTGGACATAAATTCAACAGCGAACTTGGTCCGCTGACGATAGACCCTAGTAATATCCCTGCTATACAACAGTTTTTTGCTCCAGGTACAACTACTCCTCGTTTATCAGTAAAGACAGACAAGGGTAATGTAATGTTAGGGCAAATTTATTATGATGATACAGCTTGGCGAGGCGCAAAAAGCCGCGGTACATCTAACATCAAACTTAAACCTAGTCAAATTTGGAAATCTGAAAAATTGGAAAAAGGAGTAGAAGTAACTCCTGAGCTGGCTATTAAATTGGGAGCGTTTCCGGCCAATGAACTAGGTCAAAGAATTTTGTCAAGTACAGCATTAGATCAACAAGGAAATGCTGGTGCGGTAGTTAAAGAAATAGCTAGGCAGATTATGAATGGTCAACTACCGACTATTTCTGCAGATATTTCTACACAAGAAGAAAACGCAATACAAAATGACGCTTTTGAATATCTTGGAATATTATCAATGATGTATGGAGTAGCTGACTTCCCAGACATAAAAGCGTTTTATACCCATTTAGGCGCAAAATTAAATGAATATATCTTATTTTTCCCGGGTTCAACCTCAAGCCCATTGGCAGATAGTTTTGCTTTGAAAAATTCTAAAACTGGAAATACTATTTTCTTAAGTAGTAAAGGTGGAACAACAGGTAGTCCGAGCAGTATAAATGAATTAAAGATTCCAGCTCATATGTTGCAGTCGGCAGATGATTCTGTAAAATTTATTCAATTGTTACAATCAACAACCCCGATGTTACAACCATTTGCGGCAGCAAACTGGATACATGAAAATTACCCAGGTTCACTGGGCGGATTAGAAAAATTCATGCCATTTGATGATAGATTTATTGATTATATTACAACTGTTTGGAAAAACAGAAATAAAGGTGTACCAGCTACAGTAGAAGAAATTCCGGAAGAATTCCGCCCATTATTCAGTTATGTCCAAGCACAAGATAATAACCCCAAAAAGCCATGGAATTCTCCGTTGTTTTATTATGTGCGTTATATAGCTAAATCAGCAGTTCACGATGCTATCAGATCAAAACGAGCTTTACCACAATTTAGTCAACGAATGATTGAACTTTTTGGATGGAATTTTGTTGTTATTAAAACAAGGCGTAAAGGGAAGACTTTTGTGACTTCGTGCCAATGGCCTGCTAAAGTTGGTGGTACAGTTACATTTGAACATAAAGATCCAGCACCAAAATGGACCAGCGCAATGACTTGGCTGCTATCATAAAACAGTCAATATATTAGATTTACGCGTTATGCTAACCGATTATTTCAATTAAGGATTTTCAATTATGTCAAGACAACTCAAAGTAATAGTAAAAGTAAGCAAGGGATCACCACTAACCGGTAAAGCCTGGGTAAATTTATATCTAGGAGGACTGCTTCAAGTTGAGAAATTTGAAGTAACTGCTAATTTTGCTCATATTTCTAAAGTAGAACCCAATCAAATTGAATTTACTTCTGAAATAATAGAGGATGTTCATTATACATTAGGCGTTAATAATGCTGCCGAAACTATTGGACCAATACAGATTTACGATATTAATTTTTTTATAGATGATCAACCAATAGCATTAAATTGGCAAACAGCTATTAAAACAAAACCATTACGTTTTGGTGGACAACCAGAAGTAATAATAACTAACCCACACATATCTGATCCAGAATTTAACGGATGGGTGAGTGTGACTGATGTTAGTCCGGGCATGACCATTACTTGGAGTCTAGCAGACCTAATCAACAGTATACCAAATCTATAGAATGTTAACCAGAGTTCTATTGATAGGAACTGGCCGTATAAACGAAGCTGCAATAACATTATCGTTTGATCACAATTTAAATCCTCGACCAGATTTAACCTATATTATAACACCATACCCTAGACGAATTATCGATGAGGTATTTGATCAATTCGGGTTAAACTCTGATAATTATTGTTTTTTAGACGATACGTATTTTAAACAATACTACAATTTATCAAAATGGGAAGCAGGCCATTGGTATTTACAGCAGGCATTTAAATTATGCGCTATCGATCATTTTGACAGTGATTATTTCTTAATACAAGATTGCGACCAAACTCCCCTAAAACCTTTTGATTTTTTTGTTGATAATAAAATTAATTTAAAAGTAGAAGTGCTCTGGAATCCCTATCAACAGATATATTCTGATATGGTAGAAAAATTAATCGGAATGAGAGCAACTATAAATTATAGTCTAGTAAATGAATTAATGCCAGTAGCTAAACAGGATTGGATCAATCTCAAAACGTTAATAGAACAACGTAATAATAAACCTTGGTTAGATGCTATACCCGATATAAGAAATTTCAGCGAAGAAAAATGGTTTAGTGAATTTGAATTATTAGGCACATATAAAACACATCAAGACAACTGGACTTACTATGTAGCAGTTCCGCAAGCGGCAATCAATACTTGGGAAGATTTTTATTCTATTGATTGGTCAAAACAAGATACTATAAAGTATTTGACACAGCCTTTGAAGTTTATGAAATTAACCGAAGCCCAAAATGTAATAAAACACTTAAAATCATTTGACATTTAACTAGTTTTAGTATATACTTAAAGTTTAACAGAAAGAGAAAGTCACATGAAACCTCAAAACTCAGTAGAAAAAGTCAATATTGATCGTTGTTTAGAAGCATTTGGCGGCAATAGATTTCAAATGATTCTAGGAGCTGCTGCCCGTGCTAGAGAAATTGCGAATCAACGAGTATTTCAAGAACGCAACGGAGTCAAGGTACCATATGAAAATAAAGCTAATGTCACTGCTTTAATTGAAATTGCTGAAGGCAAAATCGGCGCAGAATACTTAAACAAAATCAAATAGGAGATTAGCATGGCAAAAACTAACGCAACATTTAAGTTTGGCAAGATGAACAAGATCAAACTTGGTAATATTCAAGATCCAGTAGCACGTAGTATTTTTCGAAAAGCAATGATCGATGCGCAAGCTACTTATGTAGCTAACAAGTCACGCAAGTTCAGTGATCCAGCAACAACACAAAAAGCCAAAAGAGAAATTCCTGGGGATTAGTAGATGATCTATACCTTTGGTTGTAGTATGACGAAATGGTATTGGCCAACTTGGGCTGATTGGTTACAGGTATATGATCAACCTGTAATCAATCTGGCTAATAAAGGTTATGGAAATCAAAATATCTACTGGATTTTAGTAGATAAGATTAACACCTTTACCCCCGACGATCACATAAACATCATGTGGGCTGAAAATCACAGGATAGGTCTTTGGTATGATGAAGAATGGGTTGATAATAAACATGTAAAAGGATTTTTTCCTGATACAAATGGAAAACTTTGGTTCAGTACAGGCCGCGAGCCATGTATGGGATTATATAGGACACATCCAGATCTTTATTCAAGTTTTACAAATATGATCGTTGATCAATTACAGATAATTTATCAGACACAGTTGTTACTAGATAAAATAGGATGTTCGTATACAATGCACTCTGCTAAAAATATATGGGCAGACGGCAGACCCAAATTCTATCCTAGGTATCAAACTACCTATCAAGAAAAAGATGATATCACAGCTGATGAGATAACAACAATTAAAAAAATAACAGAAATGTCTCCTATTAGAAATTTAATAAATTTAATAGATTGGAAAAAATTTATTAATCCCCCAAAAAATCCATTTAATCCTAAAGATTTTTCTGGTATTTGGGAATACTTTATTAATAATAAAGAATACGTCATTTTAAAACATGAAACTGACCATCATCCGAATACTCTAGCACATCATGACTATGCTTTAGAGATGTTACTAAATAAAAACCCTAAAACAGGCAAATATAGAGCTGTGGCTGAAAAAATATCAAAAGAAACTATTGAGCTACCGATCCCAGAATTTACTCCTAACGACTTTGTCATATCACCTACTGTAGATCTCTTAATGCCAAACTTTAAAGAGTTGTTAGGAAGTCTTAAATGATCACAGAAGAGATTAAACAGTTTTATAGTAATTTACATTTTCCTGGACGTTATAGTTGGGAAGATTTAAAATTTTACGAAGAACAAGGGATATACAATATCTATCTACGTGAGATTGATGCTGTTATGAGCAATGGGCTTGATGTATTAGACGTCGGCTGCGGAACTGGACTGGTATCAAACTTATTTGCTGACAAATATAAGAACAGTAAATTTACCGCAGTGGATTTTAGCGACAGTATCGACTATGCTAGTTCTTTTGCTAAAGCTAACAAGATAAACAATGTCAGATGGGTAAAAAAAGATTTCCTACAGTTTAATACTGAAAAGAAATATGACGTGATTATTTGTTGTGGTGTATTACATCATATACCCCAGTATGAAGAAGCACTAGCTAAAATCAAACACCTATTAAAACCAAACGGCAAGTTAATATTGGCAGTATACAATCCCTGGGGCAAAATACTTAAACGTTTCTTTAACATTAACTATAACTGTGATATACTGTATCGAGATCAAGAGCTTAATCCGTTTGAACTAAGTTTCACTAATCGCCAACTGCGTAAAATGTGTGATGATTTGACATTCCATAAATCTTCTCCTAGTGTTAATAACCATTTAGTAGACTTATTAGCATTAACTAATAGCGAAAATGGCGGATTAGTTTTATATATTTTTAGCAAGACATAAATAAAATTGCAGCGCCACTCATCAGAATTGACGCCGAATAAATGACCTACGAAATGGGCCGTTTATGTCGTATGTGGGTTCTCCACTAGCAATATAAAATTAAAGAGTTTATAATATTAGTATTCTAGGAGAATTTCATGAAAATATCTAAAATCCCTGGCCTTGGCCGTTTTGGTATTATAATTGATGATGTAGATTTTAATACACTGTCCGATGAACAATGGTTAGAAATTGGCCATTTACATCTTAAAAATTTAGTTACTTGTATACGTGCCACGAACTGCACCAAAGACCAATTAGCAGAACGTATATTGCAATTTGGTGAAACACGCTACGGGCTTAAGAATTATTTAATCAAGAAATATTCTAGACCATGGCCCATCATAGTCAACGATGCTCAAGAACATGCTGATTATCTAGACAGCGAAGATGCAACAGCTATTCGCGCACTATTCCGCACACAGGAAAAGACAGATAATGGGTATGATGTCAGTCGTGTTACCGGTGGCTATGATGAAGATGGTAATCCAAAAGGATTGTTCGCTGAGGGAGAGCTATTATGGCATAGCAACGAAAGCGGCACATTGACTTGGACACCAGGTGTAGCATTATTAGCACACAAAAATGTTATTGGTAGTGCTACGGGATTTGTAACAACACCTGACTATTACGAAAGTGTAAGTGAAAGTTTCCGTAGCGAATTAGATGAAATGATTTTACTACATAGATTCACTCCTGGTAAGATCAATCCGGGACTAAACAAAGAACAAGATGCTATCATGCATGCTAATATGTGTCCCGAAGATGATAAAGAAGTTCCGATGGTCATACGTAGTCCTGGTGGTATTGTTGGATTACATTATAGTATTAACACTGCGTATAGTATCAAAGGAATGAGTAAACAAGAAAGTGATAAAATATTTGCTCGAATCAATAAAGAGCTATTCACTGAAAAATATATCTATGATCATTGGTATAAGAATAACAACGATCTAATGTTGTTTGATAATTCGATCACTCTACATCGCAGACTAGGTAATATTGAAGGTCGTCTATGTTATCGTATCGCACACGACTATACTAATCTTCAAGATGGAGCATATCAACCATACCTACAGCAACCATATGCTAATGAGTATGCTAATGAAATCCGCCATATTGTTAAGATCGCAGGTATCAAGAATTTTAAATTACCTTCACGTGATCTACTAGGATATTTTAAAGCCTTTGCTAAAAAGCATGTTCACGCTTAATCCTACAAACATCACACTGTTTGTCTTAACATCAATAGCGTGGATTGTTGGCGTTAAAGAATTAGCAGTGACCCTGGCACATATCAATACCGAATGGTATTGGTATGTCCTTGCCACTCTATACACTGTTACGGTCAACGAATTATTTGGACATCTCATCTGCTCACACTATCTGTTTAAGATCAACACCAGTAGTTTGACCTATAGGATATTAACATTTTTGATCACAGTTGATCATGCTAATGGTCCGTTGACTAATATCTGTGTTAATCATGAAAATCACCATGCTCGGACAGATCGTCCTGGACAGGATAATTTATATTTTCCTTGGCATTGGAACACCGTGTGTAGCCTAAGCCCTTTGATGTTCTTATATCAAAAACCTACAGACTATGCTGATAGAGATGCTTATGTATCTAAGCAATCTATCATACATAAAGATATATTAGATGACACATGGACATTCTTCTGCGAAGAATTTAAGATACCATTGACGCTATTGTATTGGTTTATATTGTGGTTAGTGTTGCCTATATTCTTATTCAAAGTAGTGTTCATGGGACGTGTTATTATCAGTATGATCACATTCCTTACTACCAGCCTGGGTCACAGTCGCTTTTTAGGCTATAGGAACGAAGATGTGTCTAATAATAGCAATAATAGACTGATAACACACTTGATAGGTTGCGGATTGTTTAGTTCGGCACTGCACAATAATCATCACAGTGAGCGTTGGATAAAACAACAAAGCCACAGTTATCGTTGGTTTGAAATTGATCTAGGTAGTTATGTGATTAAACTTCTACGATTAGGTATGGCCAAATGAAGACCATAGTCATAGCAAACTTTCCTAGATTCAGCAGTGAGATATGGTTACCAGCACTATGGGCCAGTGCCAAGACCTATTATGAAATGCATGGCCGACATCAAAATCAATGGCAATGGTATCCTTGCTATCTTGACTGTTATGACGCCAGTCACATAGATAAAATTAAACATGAATTGCTACGTGCTAAGCCAGATGTATTTGCTATTAGTTTATATGTTTGGAACTTTGGCCTAGCACACGAGATAGCCGCTTGGGTTAAAGAAACATTTCCTGATTGCTTAATAGTCAGTGGTGGACCTCATCAATATCTCAAGCATGATATCGATTGGTTTAAGAAACACCCTTACCTAGATGCCAGCCACTTAGGTGACTGCTATGGTGAATTGTTTTTTAAAGAGTTATTAGACAATTACTCTGATGGTCAAGTTGATTGGAGCCAGTTAACTGATACGAGATACCCAAGTAAATCTAGATCTATGTTGAGCAGTCAACTGTCTATGTCTAGAACTCAACGCAAAGAATTCCAATATGACTACAGTGCTGCAACAGCACAGCAAGATGAACTTAAAGCATTTGAGACATTCAAAAAAATTAACTTTAGCGATAGCATGCTGTTAAGCATCATTGAAACCACACGTGGATGTCCTTATGGTTGTACCTATTGTGATTGGGGAGGTGGCATCGGTACTACTGTTATACAGAAAAGTCTACATACAGTTAAAAAAGAAGTAGACGTATTAGTTACGTTTGATCTTACCTATCTATACCTAGCTGATGCTAACTTTGGCATATTTGGTCAACGAGATATTGATATTATCAACTACGTTGTTAAACGTAAGAAAGAGCAACGTGCTACATTTAAAATGGGCTATGGTGGCTTTGCTAAAACTGAAAATAGATTAGACATCATTAAATCGATATTAGAAACAGACATTAAAAATAATCTTAGCCACAATAAAGAAATTAAACTTAGTCTACAGACTTTAGATGACGATATATTAAAAAATATTGATCGTAAGAATATTCCGTTTGAAAAACAACTGGCGGTACTTGAACCTATAGCCAAGGATACTAAGCTACCTTTATATGTAGAAATCATTATGGGATTACCTGGCATGACTTTAGATAAGTTTTATCATGAGTTAACAGTGTTTGGTAGTCACGGATTATCTCTGCAATGGTTTGAATGGATATTATTACCTGAAGCACCTAGCTACAGTGCTGATTATAGACGCAAGTGGGAAATAAAGACTACAAACAAAACCAATGGGTGGAGTTATCCTGAGTCTCATGCCCAACACGAAATAGTAGTCGGTACTAGCACCTACTCTACGGATGACTATCTAGAAATGCTATTGAGTGCTAGCTTATATAACTTATTTGTCCAGGGCGGGTATTTAAAAGATACTATCAATTGGATACGAGAAAATCACAACATAGGTCATGGTGAAATTATACATACTATCTATCATCATTTCTTTATGCAGGACCAGCACTGTAAGACAGAATGCACAAAAGTGATTAACCGTTGGCAGGAAATACTAACAGACCCTTCGCAAGATTGTACCTTTGACGTGATGGGCAATCGAGTATATGGCGGCTACTATTTCATTGCTTTAGTATTCTTTAAATGTCAAACCTTCCGTAAACATTTAATAGAATTTATCGCACATACTTATAAAGTACCTGTAAAAGTACATCGACGAGAAGAAGGACTTTACATTAGTCGTGCCAACATTGGTAAATGGCGTAGACTGGGAATATATACAGTTGATTTTAACAAGACCAAACACAATGATTTAAATTCATTAATATCTATGTACAAATTATTTTTAGATACTGGTAATATCATGCGTGGCGAAAAGAAATTGTTAGGAGTATTATAATGAAAGTTTATGCTATACTGGTTCACCCAGCAAAAATAAGTTTAAATCATGCATTGTTTGATCGTGCTATTGCTTGTTTTAAATCTCACGGACATGATGTTAAAACTCTAGATTTATATAGATCTAAGTTTGATCCTAGAGGATTAGAAAATAATTTTAAACGTGATTTTTGGTTACCCGGTATCGCTAGCAAAATACGAAGCTTCACTGATAAATGGTTATTGGCTAATCAAGCAGATCTATTACCTAAATTTGCTCAGCAGGAAATAGAAAAGTTAAAAGAAGCTGATCTATTATACATACAATGTCCGTTATGGTGGTGGACATACCCGTCACTACTTAAAGCATACATTGAAAATATATTTGCCTATGACGCACTGTTTACATTAAACAATGTAGAAACTAAAGGTGGCAAACAAGAACACAACAAATTCTTAACAGGACATAGAGTGATGATGTCAATGACCACTGGCGGTAGTAGAGAATTTATGGAAAGTTATTTTGGTAAAGAAGAAAATTTAACCTGTCATATGAAAGTACAATTTGAACTAGTTGGCTATGAATTCATGCAACCGTACTTTACTTGGTCAATAGGTGCGCATACGGTTTTAAATGCGAAAAAAGAAGCAAATTCAGAATATTTAATTGATAATTTAGAAAAATATTTAATTGAGCATGTGGTTTAATTTGTGTAAGTATATAATATTAACATTAGGATAAAATATGGATTATAAAGTAAAAGACATTGGCCTTGCTGAGTGGGGCCATAAAGAAATAGCAATCGCCGAAACGGAAATGCCAGGCCTAATGGCTATCCGTGAAGAACTACGTGCTAGTCAACCACTTAAAGGCGCACGTATTACAGGGTCATTACATATGACTATTCAAACTGCGGTATTGGTACAGACACTGATTGACCTAGGAGCAGATGTACGTTGGAGTTCTTGTAACATTTTTAGTACACAAGATCATGCCGCGGCTGCACTAGCTGATCAAGGTATTCCTGTATTTGCTTGGAAAGGTGAAACAGAGGACGAGTACTGGTGGTGCTTAGAACAAACAGTTAAAGGTCCAGATGGGTGGGTACCTAATATGTTGTTGGATGACGGACATGACCTAACTTGGTATATCCACGTTAACTATCCAGAACTACTTGACGGTATCTACGGCGTTACTGAAGAAACAACTACAGGTATTCACAAAATTAACGAAGCAATTGCCAACGGTAGTTTTAAACTACGTGCTATTAACGTTAATGACAGTGTAACTAAAAGTAAGTTTGATAACTTGTACGGTTGCCGTGAAAGTCTAGTAGATTCGATCAAACGTGCCACTGATGTTATGATTGCTGGTAAAACAGCGGTAGTAGCAGGTTACGGTGATGTGGGTAAAGGTAGTGCCGCAAGTCTTAAAGCACTTGGTGCGCAGGTTTGGGTAACTGAAATTGATCCAATCTGTGCCCTACAAGCCGCAATGGAAGGTTACAAAGTTGTTACCATGGACTATGCCGCAGACAAAGCAGACATTTTTGTAACAGCTACGGGTAACGTGGATATCATTACACATGATCATATGTTGGCCATGAAGAACAATGCTATTGTATGTAACATCGGTCACTTTGACAGCGAAATCCAAATTGCCAGCTTGGCTAACTATGAGTGGGACGAAATTAAACCACAGGTGGATCATGTCACTATGCCTAGCGGTCGTAAGATTATTGTTCTAGCTAAAGGTCGCTTAGTGAACTTGGGCTGTGCTACAGGGCATCCTAGTTTTGTTATGTCAAATAGCTTTACTAACCAAGTAATGGCACAGGTTGAAATGTACACAAACTATGCTAACTATGAAGTTGGTAAAATGTACTTACTACCTAAACATCTAGATGAAAAGGTAGCTAAACTACATCTAGCACAGATTGGCGCCGAATTAACAGAACTAACAACTAAGCAAGCAGACTATATTGGTGTAACTGTTGAAGGCCCATACAAACCCGAAACATATAGATACTAAGTGTTGCGAAAATACAACATTTTACCAAAAATGTTGTCAAAAGGCAACAATTTCTTGACAAACGATTATAAATAATTTACACTGATAGTATAACACTATCTGGTGTTAATCCAAATAAAGGAGAATTAAAGTAATGAAGAAGTTTCTATTAGCAACATTATTGGCTGGTTTATTTGCTACTCAAGCAAATGCTGGCATCACTATCCCAGCAGGTGATTGGACAGTAGACGTTGGCGGTAACGTTAACAGTTTCTACACAAACACTACAACAACTGGTAAAAACGCTACTGGTGCTGCAAACAGCATTGGTACTGGTTTACTTCCAGCTGAACTTGGTATTGGAGCAAAAACTCGTCAGAATGATTTGGACATCGCTGTTCAATTCTCATTCTTCACAGGTACAAGCTCAGGTACTAACACAGCAGGTGGTAACAACACATTAAACATTCGTCAAGCATATATGACAGCAGGCGACAAATCATGGGGCTCAATTAAAATGGGTCGTGATTTAGGCGTGTTTGGTTCAGATGCTATCTTAAATGATATGACATTGTTAGGCGTTGGTCCTATCGCTGGTGGTACAGGTGGTAACGCAACTTATGGCCATATTGGTACAGGTTATATCTATGCTGATTGGTTAGGTCAAATTGCTTACACAACACCAAACTTTGCTGGTGCGCAAGCTACTGTAGCGTTAGTTGAGCCATTAAATGGCGTTAACACTAACCAAACAGACAGCCAAGTTGGTTACCAAGGTAAAGTAACATATGACCTTAAGGTAGCAGGTATTGCTACTCATTCATGGGTAAGTGGTATCTACCAACAACGTGCTGCAACTTCAGCAACACAAGCATATACATCACAAGGCTTTGATGTTGGTACTAAATTATCAGCTTATGGTGCTGACCTAGTAGGTTACTACTACAACGGTGAAGGTTTGTCAGGTGTTAACCCAACTGGCGCTAACCTAAACGGTCTAGGTAGTATTGGTTTCATTGCTAACGGTGGCGTTAAAACTAACGACAACGGTGGTTATGTACAAGCAACATACAAAGTTCCAGGTATTGGTACTAAAGTTGGCGCATCATGGGGCGAAAGTAACGCAACATACAATGGTGCTAGCTTCACAGATCGCGCATGGACAGTTGGTGCTTATCAACCTGTTACAAAGAGTTTGAACTTAGTAGCTGAATATAGCCGCGCACACCAAACAGAAACTGGTGCTGCAAGTGCTAACAACGGTGTTGAGTACACAAACACTATCAGTGCTGGTGCTATCTTATTCTTCTAAGAATAGTTTAGTTTTCCAAAACTTAAAAGCCCACTTCGGTGGGCTTTTTAATGTCAATAAAAAAGCCCCTTATTTGGGGCTTTTTGTTATGCGTAAGTTGCAACAGTGCTTGGATCTTCTATACTACTATTTGAATTAAAAATTACTTCGCCATCTTTATTGTGTATTTTGGCGTTATGATGCTGATTGCCGTTAATAAACAATACAGCATCATCAAAATTTTCAAAAAATTCTTCAATAGTGTTTAGAACACCATCTACCCATTTGCTGATTTTTACTTTGTGATGTGAATGTTGACTCATGCGTATGTATCCAATTGACTGTAACCAATGTTTGTAACTAGTTCACCGCTTTCGCTGTCGTATACTTTAACTACTTGTTCTGTTTCAACTTCGTAGTTAGTTCTTTCATGATTGCGTTGTTGATTATTAGCAAATGTTACAGCAGCGTCTAAATCATCAAATTCATTGATAATTACCTGTAACTTACCTCTAATCCATTTATGTGTTTTAACGTGATGCTTGCTCATTTGTTTAATCCTTAAATAATTTGTACCAAATCTTCTTAGTTTTATTAGTATATTTAGTTAAATTACGTTGATTTAGCCATACATTTAAGCCAGGATGATCGTAAGTACTAATCATAGTATCAGCAATTTCGTTGCTTTCTGCCGGACGAGCATTAAACCAACGTGTAGCCCAAGGTATTTCGTAACTGCCTACTACAGGTACACCTTGACTAATCAAATCAGCTGACACAATATTGAATGTTTCGCTAAAGTTACATTGAAGTCCAATGTCCATTTCTTTACATAGGTCTAAGAACCCTTCTCTAGGACGCCACTCGTGCCCTATCATTTGATGTCCGCTGTCACTTAAGTGTTGAAAGAAACCACGTAGATTGTTCAGCGCAGGATCACCTTTCATTTCAATACGTCCTACATTGATATGAAAGCGTAATTGTTTACCTACATGACGAGCAAATTTTAACGCTGCTACTGCTTGTAGCATGTGATTCTTTAATGGGCGAACGGCACCAAAGCAGGCCACATCTACCCAATGTTTGTTTTTGTCTAAGGTCTTTGTTTGATACTCTTGCGGATAAAAGTTAGGCATATAGTAAACACGTTGCTTGGTCTGACTATCAGTCCAACCTTTGGCTATTTTAAGATATGTTTGAACTTCATCTAACATACGTGGTGCGTTAACACCGATGTCTATATTCTTGTATGTAGCATAGTCACCCAACCAATCCATGGCCATACCTTCACCTGCCATAAAAGGCATTTCGCTATGTAACCGAATAATCCAGCGTACCGTAGGATGTAGTTTACATAGCACAGCAAACTTACTTGGAACTACCCAAAGTGCTTCGATAATAACATGTGTGGGCTTGTGTTTGTTAACTAGTCTATCAATACAGTTATTATCAATAGCAACTTCCATATTAGATTCTATACCCATATCTTTGAGCATGTCGTCTACAAAGCTAGCAGAATTAAAAAGCCCCGTGGATAATCCAGTAGGGCTATGTTTGATAGGGTTATAGTCTTCCCTACGTTTTAGAATAAACAATACACGAGTTGTCACTTTGAAAACCTTCCGATAAGTTATATAGTCATATTTATACCTTGCTAGATTACGGTAATATTATTATTGGTTATTTTGGTTAAAAATAAATTAATTAAGTCTTTGTAATAAAACGGCAATCATATTATGTTTAAATAATAGTATGACAAAAAATATCACAGCATACAAAACCATCTGTATTTCAGATGTACACCTAGGTACTAAAGACTGTCAAGCAGATGTACTCAACAACTTCCTCAAACATCATACTTGTGAAAACTTATTTCTAATCGGAGACATAATCGATGGATGGAAAATTCAACAAAATAAGTGGCGTTGGAAACAAAGCCATAGCAATGTTATTCGTAGAATTCTTGGTATGGCCAAGCATGGTGTACATGTTACCTATGTCACCGGTAACCACGATGAATTCCTTCGCCCATTTGTTATACAAGCATTTGACGTAGGCAACATTACCATAGTAAACCAAGCAGAATATCGTAGCATAGATGGCGACTTATATTTTATCACACACGGCGATATGTTTGATGGTATAACACGTGCGGCCAAGTGGTTAAGTTTCTTAGGTGACAAGGCCTATGACTTTGTGCTTTGGGTTAATACCAAATATAACTATATCAGACACAGAATGGGCTTTGGCTATTGGAGCCTTAGTAAATATCTCAAACATAAGGTCAAGAAAGCTCTTGACTTTGTCTTTCAATTTGAAATTACACTCACAGATTATGTTCGTAAACGTGGTTATGATGGCGTGATCTGTGGGCATATCCATACACCTGAAATTAAACACATCAATGGTATTACCTATATGAATGACGGTGACTGGGTAGAAAGTTGTAGTGCTCTAGTAGAACACTATGATGGTCGTTGGGAAATTGTATACTGGAACAAACGCCACGATGACTAAAAAGATCTTGGTTGTCACGGATAACTTAAGAGACCAAATAAATGGCGTTGTTACCACGTTTAAAAATATTGAAATACTTGCTGGCACTGACGGCTTTGATGTTGTTTATATTGATCCCGGGCAGTTCCCTCATTGTGATTGCCCTGGTTATCCTCAAGTTAAAATTTCCTGGCCGCGCCATATTGGTAAGAAAATCCAGGCGATCAATCCGGACTATATACACATCGCTACAGAAGGTCCAATTGGCTTTGCAGCACGCTGTTGGCTTGACCGTAAAGGATGGAGATACAACACCAGCTATCACACAAAATTCCCAGAGTTCCTTGAAGAGCTCTATAAAATTCCTAAAGTAATAACCTATTGGTATGTGCGCTGGTTTCATAAACATAGCGGTCGTGTGCTAACCACAACACAGACCATGGTGGATGATTTGCGAGCACATGGATTTACAGGAGATATTATTCCTTGGACACGTGGAGTTGACCGAGATATATTTAAAAGTAGCCTACGTAAAGATTCAAATAATCCTAAACCTACGTTGCTGTGTGTTAGTCGTATTAGCAAAGAAAAAAACTTAGATGCCTTTTGTAGTTTGGACTACCCTGGTACTAAGATTGTAGTAGGTGATGGTCCTTATCTAGCAGATCTAACAGAACGTTACCCCGATGTTCACTTTATCGGAACTCGTACAGGTATTAGTCTAGCACGACATTACGCATCAGCTGATGTGTTTGTGTTTCCTAGCATAACTGATACATTTGGTGTAGTTATTATAGAAAGTCTAGCAGTAGGAACACCTGTAGCCGCATACGATGTAGCAGGTCCCAAAGATATATTAGAAAATGGCATTACTGGATATATGAGCAGTAATCTAAAGAACAATATTGATAACTGTTTAAAATTAAATCGTGCCACAGTTGAACAAGCGAGCCTCAAGTGGACTTGGGATAACTGTTGGCAGATTTTTAAAGATAATTTAATCAAAAAATAATTTTTTTATATTTTTGTAATAAAACTGTAACATTAATATGCTTAAATATTAATATAACCAACCACAGGAGAAGTAAATGAGTAAATTATTAGTAGCATTATTAGCAGTGGTATCATTGTCGGCATTTGCTGATGAAACTAACTATGTTAGTCCAACAATTGACTTTAAAGATAAACAAGAGTCAACTAACAA